AAGGGCTTGCAGGCGAATCGTCTCTCGCTACTGCCGACAGGTCGTCTGTTATTGCCCTGAAAACATTCGGGCAGGAATACCAGTCGCTTTCATAGGATATAACCGGCTCCACTGCGTCGTTTGTGCTGTCGTATGTCGCTTCTGCCTGCGTTGCCTGCGGCACTATGCTGATAAGTCCGTCGCCGTACAGTCTTATACGCCAGTTGATCGCTTTGAGTATCTTGTGCGCCATTGACAGTTTCGTTTCTCCATCTTCCGCTACAACCGCATTTGTGAGCGCTGGCGCGTTTTCTGCGCTTACTATCGGCGCATATCCGCCGAGCAGTCTTTCCACCAGCACCGCTCCGCTTACTCCTGCCGGTGCGTACCAGCCTCTGTCCAGCAGTACGTCAGCTGCGGGTTTAAGCACCGAGTAACATTCCAGCTTGTAGCTTTTGCGCGTTCCGTTGATGTCTTTTTTTGGCGATGTGGCAAGTCCTGTGAACATAGGTATGTGCTCTGCGGTCTGCCCCTGCCTTGCGTCAAGGTATATCCTTACCCAGCGCTCGCGGTCTTCCCACGCAGATACTTCTATATCCGCCGCCGCTATCATCTCGCTGTCGCTCATAGATACAGACCCGCTCACGATCTCAAACCGCCCTGTATCTCTCCAAGAGATCGGGTCAACATATTCTCCGTAATAAGAGGCGCTAAAGCCTTTATTCCAATTCATGCTTTCTCCTTTACTCTGCCTGCCAGTCCAAAAGCGTCATTCCGTCAAGCTCCTGCGCGTCTACTCTTGTGATGTTTAAGCTGAACGACGCCACCTTTCTCTGCTTGTCGTGGTCGTACTGTTCGCTTACCTGAACGTCGGCTGTATAGTTGGAGCCGTCGTGCGTCCTTACATGGCACAGTCCTGCGTACACCGCCAGCCTTCGCATGAGCCTGATGTCTTCTGCGTTTATCAACGTGATAAGAACTCCGCCTATGCTCGCGCTTCTTGACACCGCAGCGTTCCAGTCGCCCTGTACACTTCCTCCAAGATACTGCGTCTCCTGAAAGTCCTTGTTCCAGTTGTTCGAAACGTCGATGTTGTAATCAAGCTGGAGTGTTCCGTCCGGGAAGTCTATTATCAGTCCGTATTCAGCTGGTACACTGTCGCCGTCTGCCTCTCCTGTGTCAGCAAATGCAAGTTCGCCGTCTTCCGTAATGTAATCGCCGTTAGCTGTCTTGAACACTATCCTGTGTCCGCCGTAATCTCCCAGCGTCGGGTATGGGTCAACATACGTTTCGCCAAGCTCTGCGTCTTTGTATATCAGTTGCGGTCTGTCGGCTGAAAGTCTGTAAATATCTGCCGTGTCTGTTGCCAATGCGCCTGTCGGCTCTGACGGTGTTATCTTGACCGCTCCATTTTCGACTGTCGTGATCGCTGTTATGGCAAGAGCCTGGTGTTCCCAGTGTACCTCAAACTCTATGCTATCTGTGGCTTTTTGCCCAAAGCTATCCGACACAACAGCTACTATCCTGTACGTCGCTCCGTCGTCCAATGCTCCTGTAATGTCCGCAAGTCCAAACTCCATTTCGCCTTCGCCTGTCTGTGAGCGAAGAAGAACGGTCTCGCCTTCATATCCGTCAAACTCCGTTTCGTCTGGTCTTTCTACATGGTAATCTTCGGCGCGCTCAACAGCGATCGTTGTTGTTCCTCCGTCTCCTGCGCCTGTTGCCGTTACGGTCAATGGCAGTTCCGTCAGCGACAGCACCGTAAAGTTCTGGCCGTCATGCGTTACCGTTATCTCTTCAAGGCTTGTGTCTGTTATCTCGCACACAAGAGGCTCTGCAATCGTAACAGCCACAGGGTCAGACCACGCGTCGCTCACTTTTCCCGACGCGCTTACTACCCTTACGCATAAAAGGTACGTTTCGCCGGTTTCCCAGCCTGCGTCTTTTGCGTTGATAGTAACGTGCTGCGCGGTTTGAACGTGCGCTATGATGTCGCCGTATTCAATGCCCTGCGCCGTAAGTTCTGCCTCGCAGACGTCTGCATAGGCCTGCGCCGTTCCGTCTGTCGTAGAGTACGCCCACGACGCTGTTACCTGACCGTCTTCCGTAATGACAGAATCTGATAGTACGAGCGTCGGTATGCTCGGCGCTGACGAAAGGTCTATTGCGATAGTGTCAGAATACGACCCGTAGGTCTTTGTATCTGTTCCGCTGTAAAGCCTTACTCTTATGTACCATTTCTGCCCTGTTTCCAGATCGCTGATGTTCCAAGCTGATTTGTGCAGTCGCGACACGTCGTATGTTTCAGGTCCTTCTGTACTTTCCCATGCGTCTTCATGGTCTGCCCATGATAGCTCCGCGCCATCTGCGTCTGCCCATGTCCAGTCCCACGTCACTCTTACCGTTCCACTTATTGCTGTCGGTGCTACTGCTACGTTTGCAGGTCTTGACGGTATCGCTCCGCCGTGTTTCAGATATCCTGCCGAACGCATCTTTTCGTCTATCTCGTAAACAACAACATCGTCGCTTCTTGTATCTGTCGTATATGCTCCAACAACCGCATACGCTTCTATGTTGTAGCTGTCGTTCGTCCAGTCAGGGCACTGCACGGCCGATACGCTTGATGATCCGTGCGGAATAATTCCTACGACAAATGCCGCCTCCGTGTCAGAAGCCGGTACGTATCTTATCGCAATGTACGAATCGGGCACGCTCGAATTGTTCGTGCAGGAAACTGATATCTGGTGCGTGGCATCGTCTGCCGTGACCGAAAGATTTGAAGGCGCTGCAAGTTCGCCAATGTCCGCAAGGACCGCCGCACCGTATGTGACGTTGTTGTCGTGCTTCGTGTTAACTCTGACGAATAAGCACTGGTCGTCAGACAGCGTGTCGTCTATGCTGAATACCGCCATGTCTGTTGCGCCGATATCCTGTGACACGTTAGCGTCCGTCCAGCCTGCTCCGCTCGGGCATGTCATTCCTGCCGCCGGTGCCGTCATTGAATACTGCACGATAGTCTGGTCGGAAGGATTGGCGATGTTTGATGTCGTGTCCCAACTTACCTTGCAGGTATATCCGCCCTGCTGATTGAGCGCGGCGGAAGCCTTGACGTTCGTCGCCTGGTTCGTCATCGCATAGACGTGTCTTGCGTATCTGTAACCGCTGTCGCCTTTCGGTCCTCGCGCCCACATTCTTACCCATCGGGTGTAGGAGTATCCTTCCACATTGAACAGCGAGGTGTCTTCCGTTATCTCAACATAATCTTCTGCGGTTTTGGTTACAACGCTTGCGTCGCTCCAGTCTATCTGGTTTCCGTCATCCGTGTTGCAGTTTTCAACAAGCACCGTCTGGTACGCATTGTTGGTAAACCATTTCTCGTCGCTGTCCGATGTTTCCGTTTTCCATTCGAACTTTGTTTTGTTTGACAGCGTGGAGTCCAGCGTCTCTGTGATCTCCGGAATGCTTGGGACACCCAGCGCATAAGATAGCGAAACAAAGTCGGAATATTTCTTTCCGCTTTTCTTTCCCTTGATTTTAAAATCTATCTTTTCGAGCCTGGTCTCTGTGTTCGGATAATAGTCGGAAGCCGTAAGCGTGATGACCTTGCTCGTTCCTGTGCTGACGCTCTGCTTTATCCATTCGCCGTCATTCAGTCTGTAATAGAATGCCTGCGCGCTGTATGATTCGCCTTTCTTCCAGCTGCATGTGAATTTGTTTCCGTCTCTTGCTATTTTAAGACCGCTTGGTTTTTTTGACTTTGCCATTTTATGCCGTCCTCATATTTAATTTCAACTGACGCGTGAACTTGTCCGCCCATTCTTCAGGACTTTCCGCTCCGTTGACCGTGACCGTGAAGTAGTTAGTAGTGCTTGCTCCGCCCTCTTTCATCGCTTCTTTGATGTCGCCCATAAGCGAAGACTTTCCGTATACCATTTCGTCGCCTACTCCGTCCCCGAAGCCCATTCCGCTAATAACGGTAGGTCTGTTAAACAGATACGGAACGTCGTACGCTTTCTTGTACCAATTAACGCTGATTTTCGGCTTTTCGCCCATTCCGCCAAGACCGAACGGTGCTTTGCCTTTGACACTGAAAT